CCAGCACAGCCCCTGATACTCGCGGGAATACTCCACCGCGGTCACGAAGTTGAGGCCGCCGGCGATGCGCCCGCCAGACATATACGTTTCCACGATGGTGTAGTCGTTGATGTCGATCGGGAACGTGACGCCGTTGTCGGTGCTCACGCTCATCATCAGGATGGCGCCGTCAATCTCGGGCATGAAATTGGTGACGACGACCGAGTAGCGCGCGAACTTGTTGCTATCCAGATCGGTGAAATCGACCAGTGCAATCGGCCCGGTGGTCGTGCTGCTGACGATGACATTCGTGATGATGGTGGTGGTGTTGCCGACGCCGCTATCGAGCCAGATCCAGTTGGTGCCGTCGTAGAGGAAATTGACATACGTGCCGGCGAGCAGGCCACTGGTGACGTTATCGCCCTTCTGCGTCTTGATGTTGACGGCGCCGATGCCGTCCATGTTGAGCGTCGTTGCGGTGCCGGCAACGCTGGACAGATTGGGCCCGATCTTGAGCCGCACCTGCAACCCGGTCGGAACAGTGGTGTAACCAACGCCACTGGTGAATGTCTGCGCGTTGGTGGTGCCGCCGGTGACGATCGAGCCGTTGAGCAGGTTGCGGTTTTTGGCGTGCGCCGCCATCTGGCTGCGCGAAGAATTGTTCACGCTGGCGCGCGGTTGGCCCTCGGCCCAGTTGATGGCGCTGTCGATGGCACCGTTGTTAGCGGCCGTGGTTGACCACGACTGATAATCTTCACCGGGCATGTTCGTTGTTCCTACATCAATCGATTGACGGTGGTTTCCACCGAGGTCTGCAGGGCCGCGTCGGTGATGGCGGCGCCGTCCTGTTGCACTTGGGTGTCCATCACCACCGGCGGCGCCAGCGTCTGCGCGGCATTGTCCGGGCTTGTGGTCGTGGTCTGCGCCCACCGGATGCGGGTCGAATGCGCCGGCGTGCTGGCCGGCTCGTTGAGAATGAAATCGGCGTACTTGAGACACGCCACCTTCACCCGATCGACAAAGGCGGGATCTTTCATCAGGCCCGCTGATTGCTCATAGGTTAGCGCCATTGCCGTCTCCGCTATTTGTACTCGGTGATGATGACGAGGCCCGCCGAGCCGGCACCGCCGGCCTTGCCGACGAGGTTGTAGGAACTCGCCCCGGAGCCACCCGAGCCGTAATTGGTCGCCGCGACACCCACCACGCCGACCGAGAAATCGCCGGTCGAGCGCCCGCCGCCGCCGAAGTGGCTCGAGCCGCCGACGCCCGCGCCGCCCTGCGCCAGCGCGTCCGCGCTGTAGATGCCGGTACCGCCCGGCGCCCCCGAGGCGGTGATGTCGCCGGTGCCGGATGCCCCCGCCCCGCCGAGGCCGCCGGCGACTGTCGCGCCATTGGCCGCCGCTTGCGCCCCGGCGCCGCCCTTGGCCACGCAGAGCGTGCCGACCGAGGTGTCGTTGCCGGTCCCGCCGGCGCCCGGCGTTGCGGTCCCGCCATTGCCGCCGGTGCCGACCGTGACCGTCTGGCTGGCGCCGACCAGGGCCGCCGTCACCAGGCGGCGTGAATAGGCCCCGGCGCCGCCGCCGCCGGCAGCGACGATCTGGTTGGCGGAAGCGTTGGCACCTCCCCCTCCTCCTCCGCCGCCTATACATTCTATGATTGCGTAGGTCATACCGGACATCGGGGTATACGTGCCCGAGGCGGTGAACTTCTGCACCGCGACGGTAACACCCGAGCCGCCGCCGACCGAGGCATTGGCCTTGATCTGCCCCGCGGTGGTTCTGTCCCAGGTCACCGTGGCGGTGTCGGTCAGCACGCGCTCCGCGGTCAGGGTCGCGTCGGCCGTCGAGGTGATGTACTCCGCAGCGAGCGGCGCCTTGGCATCGACCATCTGCTTGGTCGCGGCTTGCAAGGCTGTGGTCGGATCGGCGGGCAGGTTGACCGGCCCCGCCACCGTGACGGCACCGGAGGAGGCGACCAGAAGTTGCCCCGTGGCACTGGCAACCCCGTTGGGACGCAGTGTCACATTGCCCGCAGTTATTGGTCCGAGGCTGGCATTGGTCCCGAAGGTTCGAAACGCGGAAGCATGCACGATGCCATCGGCCGAAATACTGGTTGCGCTTCCTGCAACAATCGTGATCTGGCCGGTGAGGGTTAGAACGCTGGTGCCGTTGTTCCAGGCAAAATTCGCGCTGCCTCCGAACGCGCCGGAATTGTTGTACTGCACATGAGTGTTGGAGCCGCCCGGTGTGCCGCCGCCTGCAGCATTGGCTTTGATCTGCCCGGCGGTCGTGCGATCCCAGGTCACCGTCGCGGTGTCGGTCAGCACCCGCTCGTTGACCAGCGTCACTTCGGCCGCAGACGTTATAAATGAGAGCGAGTTGTCAGCCTTGTTGCCGAGCGCTGGCGTGATGTTGGCAGCGATGTAGTTCTCGATCTCGCCCAGCGTATCGAAACCCGAACTTGCTGAGCCAATGAGTTGAGTTTTAACCGCATTGTCGGCCGCCGTGACGAACGCGGTCGTCGCGATCGAAGTGTCGTTATCCCCGGCAGTTGGTGTTGGCGCCTTCGGATCGCCGGTGAATGTCGGCGAGGCCACCGGCGCCGCGCCGATATCGCTCAGCACCGTCGCCGGCGACACGCCCTGGATCGTGGTCGAGGTCACCCACTTGGCGTATTGGCCGCCCACCGGGATGCCGGAATTACTGACATTACCGCCGCCGCCACCGCCGCCGGTGGCGTTGGCCTTGGCCTGGCCCGGCGTGCTGAAATCCCACGTCACCGTCGCGGTATCGGTCAGCACCATCTCGTTCGTCAGCGTCGGATCGGCCGCCGCGGTGATGTACTGGGCATCGGGTGGAGCACCGCCCCCGCCGCCGGTCGAGGTGATGCCGAGCGCGTTGCGCGCGGTGTAGGGATCGCGGGCGTTGTCGAAGGCAACGCGAAACGGGGCGGGAGCATCAGCCCCGCTCATGCTACGCTACCGTCCTGCTGCGCCTCGACCACCACCCCCTCGGCATGCGTCCACACCGTGGCCGCCGGAATGATGCGGCGGAAACGATGCAACCTCCCCGAGGTGTAGCTTGCCGCCGAGCCGGTGATCTCGATCTGGGCGTTGGCCTGGAACACCGGCGCATCGCCCAGCCGCTCGCGGGTGCCGGCCGCAATGGTGCCAGCGCCGCCGCCGGCATCATCGATCACGTAAACATCGCTGATGAACGCGCGGCCGCCCGGCGCCAGATGCACCTCGGCGGTTTCCATCATGGCCTGCATGTTGGGCCCGGTCAGCGTACCGAGCTTGCCATCCGGCCCGATCGCACCGATCAGCGGCCGGCCGCCTTGATAGGCGAAACTGTCGAGCCCTGGCGAGGTACTGTCGAGCAGCGTGTCGTTGGGCAGATCGCTGGGATCGTCGGTGTCGAGGTCAATCCCGAGCGAGGCGATCATAGCAAACACGTCGGCCTCGACCGAGGCCCGCGCCCAGCGGCCATTACTCCAATCAAAGATGATCTGCCGGTCGTAGCGCGGCGAGGCCGACGAGGCTTCATAGACCCACACCACCCGCGGCTTGTTGATCGGCACAATGCAATGCACGACATTGCGCCGGCTGATATCGGAATTGTCCAGCCACCACTGATTGACCTTGTCGCTGCCGATCGGCGTCACCTGCTGGCCGGTGAGTGAATAGAAGCCGTCCTCCGATACGAAGTACAGAACGTTGCCGAGCGAGGCGAAACCGTATTTCGAGATCGAGCCGCGATCGTGCAGCACCCGCGAGAAATTGAAAATAAACGTCACATCCCCAGGCAGGAACTGCAGCGTTCGCACCGCGCGCTCCTGCACCACGTAGCCGATTTCGGCGCCGGCCACGCCCTGGACCGGACCTCCGTCTGGGAATTCCTGTAAATCGCACAGGTTCAGGCCGATTTCCCAATTCGTGATGTCGTTAATGGCCGACCAGATGATCTGGCGCTGGTTCGGCTCGGCCAGGCCGGACAGGAATAGAAAGTCGCCCATCTGCCGCACGTTGGTGGCGTTGGGCGGGTTGCCGGGCAGGGCCTCGAATGCCGCGCCGGTGGAAATCACCGCCCATTGCGGCGGATCATTCGCGTTCACCGCGACGATATGATCCCCCGATTGTTCGAACATCCAGAGGTCGTCGGTACGCAGATGATAGTCGCCGCCGGTCGCGCGGCTGATGTCCACCCATCCGAGCGACGAGCTATAGCGATACAGCCGTGTCGCGGTGCCGGCATAGATGCGCCACTCGCCGGTGGTCGTACGCGCCGAGAACAGGCCGCGCGCCGGTGCCGGCAGCGCGAAGTTGCTTAACGCCCGCAGCGACGGAAATGGCAGATACGAATTAACGCCGGCAAACACGTTCTCGACATCGGCGGCAAACTGGGTGTCGAGCAGCGCCACGTCGGGCCGCCACTCGCCGAATTCGACCGGCACCTTGCGCGCCGGCATCAGACATGCCCCCGCGCGGATTTGATCGCGCGCTGCAATTCGGCGTAGCGGCGCAGCACATTGGCATCGCGCACGATCACCTTGTCGCCGACCTTGAGCAGCGTGAACGAGCCGGATTTTTGGCCCAGCACATGCCGCAGCGTCTGCGGGGTGTTGTAGATGACGACAATCTCCTCGCCGGTTTCGAGCACGGCTTGCTGCTTGACCGACAGCACGATGTCGCCCACCTCGTTGCCGTCGCCGTCGTGAATGATCATCGCTCGCCCCTAAAAATATTCCGCCGTCCGCACCGCCGGGCTGGTGGCGCCGGTGGTGAGCGCCGATAGCTGGATGATCTCTGTCAGCACCTCGTCGCGCCGCGCCTTGTATAGTTGTGCCATTTCCAGATTGCGGCCGTGCGCGCTCGCCTCCGTCAGCATGCCGAACAGGTAGGCGTCGGAGTATTCGGTCAGCAGCCAGTTGTTGTTGGCGTTGTCGCCAACCAGCGAGGGGATCGCACGGTAGTAGTGGAATTCGTAGGGGTTCACGTCGTCGATGGGCCGGGTCTTGAACTGCCCGCCCTCGATGGTGAACAGCCGTGGAATGCGGCCGAGGGTGACCGAGATCGGTGGAAAATAGGCGGGGTGGACATATTCCAATTCATC